TGAAGGAGCAAGAATTGCAGCTCCGTAGAGAACTTGCAGACCTTACCAACCGAACCCGTATGACCCAGTCACAAACCCAGTCAGCGACTCGTATAGCATCAACCGCTATGCAGACTGCTGCAAAACAAGAACCCAAGCAAGTAAATATACCTAACGTTAGACCTCCAATAAACCAATAGGAAATTGTTATGACTGAAGAAAAGAAAGACATGCAGTACGACGTAATGCCCGGCGCTGATCTCCCAGATGAATCTCAGGATATGCTGGACCTTAGTTTCGATACCGTAGAAGAGCCTACAGCAGAAGTCGAAGAGGAAGAGACTGTCGCTGAAGAAGAAACTGTTTCTGAAGATGAACAAAGTACAGAAGAAGAAACAAATTCAGAGGAAGAGACCGTAGCCGAAGAGGAAGAGACTGTTGCCGAAGAGCCAGAGGAAGAAGTTGAGCAGCCTAATCTCTCGCAGAAAAAACCAATGGTGCCTAAGTCTCGTTTAGATGAAGTCCTAAACAAGCAGAAGGCGCTACAAAAACAGCTTGATGATATGAAGGCTGCACAAGTTCCTGCTGAGGACGCCCCTGAAGAGTACGACTTTGTCGCAAAAGAAGTTGAGTACCAAACTCACTTACTTGATGGCGAGGCGGAAAAAGCGGCGGTTATACGCGCTGATATACGACGTGCTGAGCGCACTCAGATTGAGTATGAGATGACGCAAAAGATGACGCAGACTGTCAGCCACAACCAACAGGCGACGGCCCTTCAACAAGCAGCAAACGATCTAGAGGCTAGCTTCCCTGTCTTTGATCAGGCATCTGCAGAGTATAACGCTGAGTACACGCAGGAAGTGATTGACCTCCGCGATGCGTTTATGACGAAAGGCGATAACGCGGTTGCTGCCTTATCTAAAGCCGCTAAGTATGTAGTTAGAGAGTATGACCTAGAAGGAGCTGTAGAAGCACCATCTTTGGCAGGAAAAGTTGCACCAAAAAGTGATGAGATTGCAAAAAAACGAGCCGAAGTTAGCCGTAAATTGAAAGCCGCAGATGCACAACCACCAGATTTACCGGGCGAAAGTTCGGCTAGTCGCGGTGAAAAAGGGCTAGATATGAACAGTATGACTGAGGATGAATTTAACGCTTTGCCAGAAGCTACATTAAAAAGGCTTCGCGGTGATATTTTATAAAGGTGATTTATGGCAACCAAAAAAGATCCTCGGCTCGCGCGGGCCGGGGTGAGTGGATTCAATAAACCGAAACGCACCCCCTCCCATCCGAAGAAAAGCCATGTTGTTGTTGCAAAGGAAGGTGAGCGAGTCAAGACGATTAGATTTGGAGAACAAGGAGCGTCGACGGCAGGTAAACCCAAAGCGGGTGAATCTGCTCGTATGAAAGCGAAGCGTGCCAGTTTTAAAGCAAGGCACGGTAAGAACATATCCAAAGGAAAAATGTCTGCCGCTTATTGGGCCGACAAGGTTAAGTGGTAGCTCATGGCTAGAAGCGACGAACCCAAATGGAAGCGGATTGTTTCGGCAGTTAAAGCTGGTACAAAAGGTGGCAAAGCGGGCCAATGGTCGGCCCGTAAAGCTCAACTTGCCACGCAGCGGTACAAGAAGTCAGGTGGTAGTTACTCTGGCCCAAAGACCAAAGCTCAAAAGTCACTTACTAAGTGGACTAAAGAGAAATGGGGTACTAAGTCAGGCAAGAATAGTACTCAGGGTAAAAAAGCTACAGGTGAGCGGTACTTACCAAAAGCAGCAAGAGCCGCACTTACAAAGAAAGAGTACGCAGCTACGTCGGCAAAAAAGCGCGCTGACACTAAAGCCGGAAAGCAAGTGTCTAAGCAGCCGAAAAAAGTTGCTAAGAAAACATCACGTTATAGATGAGGTTATAAAATGAGTGACAATACAATTTCAATCCCCACGTGGGCCTTACCTTTAGTTGTGTCCTTGTTCGTGGGCGCAATCAGCTACGGTGCGGCACAAGCTAATGCACAAGCCACTACTGAAGACGTAAAGCGCATAGAAGTCATTGTTAAAGAAACGGCAAGCAAGGCGCAAGCTAACGGGCAGGCTGTTGCCATCACTGATACTAAAGTTGACGCTATTGTGGACTCGCTCGCTAGGCAAGAGAAAATTCAAGAGCAGACGAATGAGCAAATACAAGCTTTAGTTCAAGCGTTGTTAGCTAAGTAATGAAGATGGCGTTTGCGCTATTATTTTTCATTAACGGTAGTGTTGATGAAAGCAAGACTGTGTATTACAAAAATCTACAAGCGTGTAGATATATGTGTCAGCAATTGTCTAAAAGCCAGCGTAATTACGAACCTATCGAATGCGTTTGTAAACTTGTTTGGGTTGACAAAAACGCCAAGGTAATCAGGTGAAACAGCTCGTCTTTTATTTAGTTGTAATTTTAGCAGACCAAGACGGCTATGAAGAGTCGCGTGAGCAGTACGGCCCGTGGGCTGATATGAACGCCTGCATTCACTTTAGTCGTACACTTAGCACTCAAAATCTGCGTGGCGGGAGTGACATGACGAAATGGAATAAGGCGTTTAAGATGCCTTTGACTGCGTACTGTGAGCCTGAATATGTTGACCCAAGTGTTGTAGAAGTCTATCAGGGTTCGCTATGAACGAAGACTGGCGAGACCCTAACGTGTTAGGCGGTCTTATACTGGCGATTATTTTACTAATAATAACTATTGTATTGGTTGTAGCTGAAAGGTTTTAATTTGTTGCATTATTATATTAGTATTGCTAATATCCTTTATACGTCTATCAGTGCGATAACTGATCGGCCCGTAGCCGTAAAAAACGTACCCCTCGCCTACATAGGCGTAAAACCTGTCGAGGTCGCACCTCGCTAAACAGCGCTAGTTCGTCGCTGCACGATACGCAGATACGGATTAGCCGCTCCTAAAAAGTCGGCTGATAGCGCGACGTATGTCGCATAAATTATTTTGCTAATTAATAGGAGCCTATCATGGCCTTAACAAACTTCGGTACGCTTACAGGCGACCAACTTCAAACGTGGAGCCGCGATTTTTGGCGCGTAGCCCGTAATCAATCTTTCATCAACCAGTTCGCTGGTTCTGGTTCTAACGCTATGGTTCAGCGAGTAACTGAACTTACTAAGAATCAAAAAGGCACTAAAGCCAACATCACTTTGCTTGCTGACATGACTGGCGACGGTATCACTGGTGACTTTACTCTCGAAGGCAATGAAGAAGCCTTGCGCGCGTTTGACATCAGCATTGAGCTGGACCAGTTGCGATTTGCAAACAGAATTGCTGGCCGAATGACTGACCAAAAGACTGTAGTTAACTTCCGTGAGCAGTCACGTGACGCACTTGCTTATGCAATCGCCGATCGCTGCGACCAGTTGGCTTTCTTAACTTTGTCAGGTGTTGCTTACACTCACAAGAACAACGGTGCTTTGCGCACAGTAGTTGGCGGCGCAGTAAACGGCCAAGAACTTGTTGATCTTGAGTTCGCTTCTGACGTATCTGCTCCTACTGGCGATCGTCATCGTCGATGGGATGCTACTGACGGTTTGGTTGCTGGTAGCACTACTGCTGTTACTGCTGCTGATAAGCTTCAGTACAGCACTATCGTTGAGCTGAAGGCCTATGCTAAAGACAACTACATTCGTGGTATTCGTGGTGCTGGTAACCAAGAAACTTTCCACATGTTTGTTACTCCACAGCAAATGGCTAACCTGAAGCTTGACTCAGACTTCCTTGCTAACGTTCGTAATGCAGGTGTACGTGGAACTTCTAACAGCTTGTTCTCTGGTTCTTCTAGCTTGATGGTAGACGGTGTAATGATTCACGAGTTCCGACACGTGTTCAACACTTCTGGTGCTACTTCTGGTGCTTCTGGCAACGCTGGAGCAGCTGGATACAAGTGGGGCGCAGGCGCTAACATCAACGGAGCACGTGCTCTGTTCTGTGGTGCTCAAGCTCTTGCAATGGCTGACATTGGTTTACCTGAGATGGTTGAAGACACTTTCGACTACGGTAACCAGTCTGGTATTTCTGTAGGTAAGATCTTCGGCATGCGTAAGCCTAAGTACAACAGCGACATTAGTGGCTCTGTACAAGACTTCGGTGTTATCGCTCTCGATACAGCGTACTAAGAAACACCCCCTCTTCTCTTCGGGGAGGAGGGGTTTTTTTATCCACAATAGGAACAATCATGAAGATTATTAGTGA